CTCCTTGGCGAGACCCGGCGGGGCCAGCTGATAGACCGTGGGCACGCAGTCCTCGAGCGGGATCGAGAGGTCGCCCAGCATCTCGGCGAGGCGCTGCAGCGCGCGGATCGGACCGAGGATGTGCCGGTTCGCCGCCTGGATGTCGGGCTCGTCGAACAGGGTACCGAGCAGCAGCGGATTCGAGATGAGCCCGAGGTTCTTCAAGTCCCCGACGGTGTCGAGCTTGCCGGCGCGCGCCTCGGGCAGGAAGTTGATCGGCTCGATGTTGAGGTGGAACCCACCGCCGTCAAAATCGAATTTCTTCCAGTCGATCTCGCGGATCCACGGCGCGAGCTCCGCGTCGTCCTTCCCCGCCTTGACCTCCGCGGCGAGCTCGCGCGCCTCGTCGATCATGCCCATGCCGCTGTCGACGCGGCCCATGCTGTACTGGAGGTCCAACTGGCTGAAGCGGTCGCTCTGGATGTCGTCCATCGTGTCGAGCGCCTTGCCCGACGCGTTGGGCCCGAGGCTGCTCTTGCTCGCCGCGGCGAGCTGCGACACGCCGGCGACCTCGTACATCTGCTGCGCGGTCCACTTCAGGACCTCGAAGGCCTGCGCGCTCGCCGGGTTCGGCGCGATGAACTTCGGGTCCATGTCGTCGGTCTCGATGACGACCGGATCCCTCGAGCGCAGGTGGTTCTTGTTGAGGTTGCTGCCGCGCCTCGCGAAGATCTTGAGCCCCGACCCCCAGTAGATCGCCAGCTGGATGTCCTGCCAGATCTCGTTGACCTTGTTTTGGCTGCCGGCCAACTGCTGGACCAGGCCGATACCGAGGAACCCGCGGAGCGCCGGCGTCCACGTCGTGCGCGAGAGCGGGAAGCGCGGCCGGGTCCAGACGCAGTCCTTGAGCGGCGCGCCCTGGTCGCGGATCCCGATGAGGAGCTTGCCGTCGTCGGCCCCGGGGAAGCTCGGCAGGCGCCATCCCTTGATGAGCTCGATCTGGTCCTTGTCGAGCGGAGCGTCGTAGTCGTACGGCGCCCAGATGTCGCGCGTGGCCGGCGCGCACTTCATGATGCGCTCGCGGTCCTTGGGGAACTTCGCGGCGAGCACGTCGCGGTCCACCAGCTGGACGCGCGCCAGGGTCCAGGGCCAGCCGTTGTGCCGCTGCTCGCCGTCGTCGAACACGAGTTCCGAGCGCGGGAACCGCTCGGGGATGACGTCGCCGCCGATGCGGACGGTCTCCGAGAACCCGTCGCCGCGAATCACCGCGTCCCGCAAGAGGAGCGGCATCGTGCGCTCGATGTTCGGGCTCCCCATCTTGCGGCGGATGACCCGCGAGGCGCGCCGGGCGTAGAGCTTCTCCGAGTACTCGGCGTCGTCGGCGCTGATGATCGGCATCGAGCGGTGTTTGCCGATGCGCGCGGTCACCGTGTCGACCATCGACTGGAGCAGGTTGAGGTAGCTGCTCGCCTTCGACTGCGCGCGGAGGAAGTCCATCGCGGCGGTCCCGAGCCGGCGCCCGACCGGGCGGCCCTCGTAGATCGCCTCGTGGATCAGGTCCATCGCGTGGTAGCCGCGCAGGTACGCGCGGCGCACGTCGGACCACTGCCAGAGGCAGGAGAGCGCGTCCTCGCCGGACATGCGCCACCAACCGCGCCCGCTGCCGGCCGCATCCTTGGGGCCGTCGTCGTACTGCCGACCCGGACGTTGGTCGGCGACGTCCTTGCGCTTACGGCGCGTCGATGGTGCGCGGGTGCTGGTGCGCGGGGGTGATGGGGCCGTGCTCGATGCTCACGCCGTGCTGCCGGAGCCACGGCTCGACGTCGCGCGACCACACGGTGTGCTCGCCCTTCATCATCGCGATCTGCCCGCCCTCGAGCTCGACGTACGGCGTGGTCAGCCGGATGATCTTGTCGACCGGCGGCGGCTCACCGGGGTGCGCCTCACGCCACTTCCGCAGCGCGCGGGAGAGCGCCACGCCTTCGATGATCCAGGGGCCGGGTGCGGAGAGCCAGTCGCGGGCGACATGTTCGGAGGCCTCCGACCAGCCCATGTGCATGATGTCATCGGAGTGGAGTCGTATCGCGACGGGGTCGGCCGATGACGTCCGCCCATTGACCTGCTCGCTCCACAGCTCGCGCGCCAGCGTCGTCTTTCCGGTCCGCGGGCCGCCGAGGATGACGACCCGGGTCACCGTGGCCTCCGCTGGTTCAGCTGCTGGGCGGCGAGCTGATGCTCCTCCGCGGTCATCACCTGATCGTCGGTCGCGGTCCGGTCCGTGTACTCGATGGGCTCGATGTAGCGCGCCCGTTCTCCCCTCGGCATCATGCGAAGCAGGCGATCGCGCTCGGCGTCATGGCGCACGGCCAGTACGGCGACATCCCCCGCCGGGTAGACCTCGCGCAGCATCTGGGCACCGACGCTGATGTCGAGCGCCATGATCGCGTCGTAGCCGGCCAGCCACCGGCGCAGCGCGAACACCCGCCACCATGGCGGGGGTGGCCCGAGCGTGGCCAGGCGCTCGCAGCGCTCCACGGCGCGGGTCGTGCTGATCGCGGTCATCCAACCCTCCGCAGCCACGGCAGCGCGGTCGCCGCGTGGGCCGGCGGCGCCTCGCCGATCGGGACGTGCTCGATGCGGCCGTCCTGCAGCACGCGCATGTACGCCATGCCGTGCTTGCGGCGGTCCGCCACGATCTTGCGCTCGGTCTCGTCGTCGATGGTCGCCAGCATGGCGCTCACCCGACCCGCCCGATCGCGGGCTGGAGGTCGACCCCGGGAATGACCTCGGCGGCAACGCGGGCCAGGAACTCGCCGCCGTGCTGGGCGTAGATGCCGGTCGGCTGCGCCGGCTGGTCGTCGCGATCGCGCTCGCCGCCGCGCGCGCGGTTGAGCCGGATCGTCGCCTTGCCGACGGTCAGCTCGGCGACGTCGAAGCCCCCGGCGTGCAGCCGCTCGACCGCCGCCACGAGCTGGGCGGCGTCACCGGCCAGCTCGATAGACGGCGTACGGGTCGCTGATGTCTTCTTGCTCACAGTTTGCGGCCTCAAGTTCACGCTCCTCACGTATAACAGATTCCGGGCTGCCTGGAACCTCCTTCGGTTCCTCGGGCCTGTAGCGGTGGTGGTAGCTCTCGCGGTGCCCGTACAGGCTCGCGTCCATCGCGTCGTGCGGGGTCGAGTCCTCCACCTCCTTGCCATCCTCCGTCCGCAGCGGTTTCCAGCGGTGCGCCCGGCCCTCCACGATCAGGGGTGAATCCTTCCTAAATAGCATCAATCCATGGCGAATGTCGTTGTTGTACTGCTTCTGCGCGATCGCCTTGTTGTGCTTGGTCGCCTCGATGATCGGGATGCCGTAGCGGTCCACCCACTTCTTGGACCAGCCCATCACCGCCGGCTTGCCGCCGCCGCCGGCGTCCGCGGTCCAGAGCGAGATCGAGACCTGCGCCCGGACCGCCACCAGGTAGGCGGCCATCTCGTCGTAGTCGAGCCCAGACCGCTTCCAGCTGGCGAGCTCGTACAGGATGGGGTCGCGAAGGGACCAGGCCCAGATGCAGAACGCGAAGGCCGCGCGCGTGCCGAGGTCAGCGCCGAGCGCCAGGAAGTACGGCCGGCGCTCGAGCGCGACGCCCGGCAGATCCTGCATCGCGGCGCGGAGGTCGGGGAACCCGTCGACGTCGAGGCGCTGCTCGGCGTAGACGAGCTCGTGCTCGGGCTTGGAGTGGAACGCGTAGACGTAGCGCGCCCCCTCCTTGACCCACCGGCCCCTGAGCTCGCGCAGCAGGTCCGGGTCATCGTCGGCCCACGCGTTGTCTCGGATCGTCGCGCCGGCGCCGCGCTCCCACCGGACCTTGAGCGCCGCGGCGGTGGCGTCGTCCTCGTCGTCGAACGGACCCCAGCGGTGCGCGCCGGGCGCGATCTCCACGGTCCAGCGGTGCGTGGAGCGCTCGGCGCCGACCTGATCGTACAGGTTGTCCTCGACGAACCAGTCACCGCCCTCCCACACGACGCGGCCGAAGAAGGGGTTGTCGATGACCGTGATCTCGTGGACCTCCCACCCGGCGATCCGCTCCTCGACGTCGTCGCGGGTGACCGCGTAGTACATCCCGACGAGGTCGCGGCCGGGGGTTCCGGTGAGCCAGCACTCGCCGCCGAAGTCGTTCATCCCGGCGACCACGACGGCCTTGTAGAACCGTTCCAGCCACGAGAAGTCCTGCGCCTCGTCGATCCAATAGACGTGCTTCGCGAGGCCGCGGAGCTTCATGATGGCGCCCTCGTCGTCGGCGCCGAACAGCTCGATCAGCGAGCCGTTGCTGAACACGAGCGCGAGGTCACCCTCGCGGACCTCGACGATCACCGAGCCGAGGTCGTAGCGCGGCACGCCGGCACCCTTGAGCCGCTCGCCGTAGCGCTCGATCACGTCGACGAACCCGCTCGCGGTGTCGTTGCGCCATGCGCGCGCCTTGGCCTCGATCCGCGTCGTGGTCGCGTAGACAGCGCGGAACCGGGGGATCTCGATCGCGCGGGCGACGATCTCACGGCACCCGCCGGACGTCGCGCCCGAGCGCCGAGTCTTCTTGGTGGCGCGGCGCTGCGCCTTGCTGGTGAAGAACCGGCCCTGCTTCGGGTAGTAGAACGCCCGCAGCGCGCCGGTGAGCTTGCCGATGCGCTCTCGGCTGGTCTCCGCGCGTGCGCGCTCCTCTGCCGCGGCGCGCTCGGCCTCGACGCTCGCGACGGTCTCGGCGTTGACCCGGCCCTGTTCGGCGGCGGACCGCTCGGCCGCGGCGCGCGCGTCCTGGTCGATCCGCCGCTGGCGTTCCTGGCGCAGGCGGTCCAGGTCGAGATCCACGGCTCAGTCCTCGTCGACAGGCTTCCCAGCGAGAGCGCGCAGCTCGCGGAACCTGTCGCGGTCCATGTTTCCGCCGAAGTCGCGCAGCATCTCGAGCAGGGCATCCCGGAGCTCCGGCGCACGGCGGATCAGCTCGGCGTCGGCATCGCTGATCTCGTCGCGGCTCTCGAGTCGAAGCACCTCGCGCGCGCCGTCGTTGTGACGACGGATGACCGCGTTGGGCTCTCCGGGGTGCGTCGGGTTGTACTCGAGCGTCCGACGGTTCGGTCCCCACTCGCCCGTCCCGAATGTGGCCCCCCAGTCGCCCCACCGCCACGGTCCGCGTGTTGGCTCGTTCATGTCAGTTCTCCGTGAGCGCGTTCTCGTCGACGTCGTGCACGTCCACCTTCATCCCCATGCGAGTGATCTTGATCGTCGCGCTGTCGCCGATCATGTGGAGCTTGAGCAGGCACGCCGGGCAGTCCGCGATCTGCAGCCGCTCGACCGCGCCGAACCAGTCCCGGGCGAGGATGACCGCGTCCTCCCGGGGAACCTCGGGCGCGCGCAGGCCGCAGAAGACCATCACGTTGGGCAAGAACTCGACGTGCGTGGTCATGCATCGGCCCCGAACCGCTTCGCGTCGACGAACGAGCGTGAGGCCGGCTCGACCGTATACGGGATGATGTACCGCGCGCCCATGCAGCGCTGCTCCTTGAGCGTGTCCGGTAGCCCCGCGATCAGCGCCCCGGTTTCGAGCGCGATCTCGTCGAAGCGAACAGCGATCCGGCCGAAGATGCGCGGCCACCGCGTGCGGAGCGCGAGCTTGAGGTGCTGCCACCACGTCGCCGGGCACCGCATCGTCTGCCGGGACTTCTTGCCGAATCCGCGGAACACCCTTCGGAACTCGAAGGCATCCTCGTGCTCGCAGATCCGCGGGCCCTTCAGCTCCAGCCGATCGATCAGGTAGCGATCATCCGCTGCGCGCGCGGCCTCGATCGCCTGCCGGTCGATGCGCTCGACGGTGTAGAGCGTGACCCGCTCCAGGACAAGATCGTGGTGGATCGCTCGGCTACTCACTCGGCGCGCCGCTTCCCGCCTGGACCCACGGGGCGCATGGTCGGCGAGGATCGCGCGTCCGCCTTGAGCTTCGCGTGGTGCGCGGCGTGGTCGAACGTGCGGCCGGCGTCGGCCTTCACGAAGTCCTTGGCCACGCTCTCCGGCACCCCGGTACGCTGTGCGGCGGCCGGGTTGTGCGCGACCATCTCCATCAGGCGGTGCTGCTTGCCACTCGTGCTGGGCATGTCACGGCTCCTTTCCCGGCGCGACGCCCGCGCAGAACGCCTGGAACGCGTCCCGCAGCGTAGCGCTCGTGGTCTGCACCGCTGCGGCCGCGGCCTGTCCGGCGCGTGCGGCGGCCTGCAGGGCGCGGTACCGCTCGGCCTCGGGGCCGATGAGCAGCACGGCGCCGGGCGGCAGGTTCACGGGGTCGAGCGCGGGGTAGCGTCGCACGAGGATCGCCGTCCCGTCGGCGCGCGTGCAGACCCCCGTGTGGTTGATGTCCGCGGCGCAGTCGCCGTGGTGCGGCCTCGCCGCCGGCCCGGGGACGCAGACATGGGCCATGCCCACCAGGGTCACCCCACAGTCCGGACACGGGTCTCCGCACCGCCGCACCGGCCCGCCCATCTCGCGCACCGCGGGCGTATCGGCCAGCGCGGCGTTCGAGAGCGCGGCGTCGAGCGACGCGGCGGACGGCGATGACAGCCCGCACCTGCCGCCCAGGCGGTTGATCTGGATGGGGCATGCCGCAAGATCCGTCACCGACTGGCGCCCCGTGAACTCGCCATGCTTCGGGCATCGGTACACGTGCGCGACGGGTGCGGCGTCGATGTCCGGCACCTGCGCACCGTGCACCTGGTGCTTGTCCACCTCGGCCATGTTGGCGTCCATCATCTCGGCCCAGTTCTCCTGGTCGGTCGGCGCGGCTCGCGCGGCAGCGATGTCCGCCTGGGCCTCGGCCGTGCGGTGAGGCCGCCCGATGCGGGACTGCTCCTCGAACAGCGCTCGTGCCTGCGCCTCGGGGAGCGCCTTCGCGGCTGCCGGCAATGAGCGGCGTTCCTCCGCGGTCAGCTTCAGCTGCTCGGTGCGAGACCGGCGCTCGGCATCGTGAGCGCGTGCCCATGCGGCCTCGTCGGGGGCGAAGTGGTCAGCCACGGCGCGATCCAGCGCGATCTCGATCGGGGCCGCCTGTCCGGCCTGCACGCGAGCGTGTCGGTCGGCCTGCGCGTCGGTCACGGCGTGCCTCCGCGCGGCGCCGGCTTCGTCGGCCCCATGATCTTGGCCGCCGCGGCCTCGGGGGTCTCCACCGGCGCCCCCTCGCGG